TTCAGAGTAAACACATACCTCTGTTCCTAATGCACCATTATAAGTGCTATAAGCATTGTTAAAGTGTATTGATACAAATAAATCAGCACCCCAGTTATTAGCTTTATTAACACCATAACTTAAATCTGCAGATGAACTTGAAGTTGAGTCTGGTGGTGTAACATCTAAAACACTTACTCCAATTTGATTTAAATATTTAATTACATCATTTTTTACTAATCTATCTTCTTTTAATTCGTCTATTATTCCTCTTGAACCAGGAACATTTGGACAATGTCCTCCTCTTACTGCTATTTTCATATTATTTATCCTCCATTTCTAAATTATCAAATTTATCTACATATATTTTTAATCCTTTAACTAACCAGCTTGGTACCCTTGCTCCTATTTCTAAAAGATTTTCTAATATAGAGCATAGTTCTTTAATAACCATAAAAATTAGAATTGAAAATACTATTAGTATTGTTAATGGTACTAATTCAGCTGCTCCAATACATAGTAAAAGTAATATTAACTCTCCTAGTGAAGCAAATAATCCATCCCTTAATGTTCTACTCTTTAATCTCCCATTTTTCCAAGCCTTTATTATTCCTGTTATCACATCTCCTACTACTAATATTGAAAATATTAGATATAGTGTTTCAAGTGATATATTTTCTTGTAACATTTTAATTAATTCCATTTTTCACCTCTTTAATTTATTTCCTAACCCCAGGTGTTATCTTTTGTAATATAAAAAGAGCCTAGTTTCCTAAGCTCTTTTAAATTCAGTTTTATTCGCAATATTTATCAATTGCGAATTAGATTAAATTAGGATTAAAACCATTAGTAACGCAATATCCACTAACTAACATAATTCCACCACTACCAGCGTTTGAGTTTATTAATCTAACTGTTGCGTTTCCTTCACTATCTGTTTTTATGTTCAACATTATTTTCACCCATTTTTCTATTTGGTTTGTTTTCTTTCTAATAAACCCATCGACATTACTTTCTCCTTTTTTAACTTGTGTTTCTATACTATTACCACTCAATATTTTAACCCAAGTCATGAAAGTATAATTAGATGATGACGCCAAACTTGTAAAAATAAAATCAACTCCTTGATAATTTGTTGTTGTAGTAACTTTTTTACATTCTTTATATATAAAATCGAGAATTTCGTTTTCAATTACTGACGACGCGGCATTTGTTGCGACAACTGAAGTAGGATTGATTTTTTCACAACTTACTCCGTTTGAAGTAAAATTTTTATAGAAAATATCAGCTTCACACTCGTTATAAGAAGTAACTCCGTTAGGTTGATTTATATGATTTATATTTCCAATTAGTATTTTAGCATTGTTTTTACATCTAAATGTTGAAGTTGCGTTTCCTAAATATATGTCAGTAGCTTCAATTACACCACTATCAACATAAATAGAACCTAGCGAAACGTTAATCTCTTCAAGTGTAATTCTTGAATTTGTTAAAATGATAGATTTTTGTATACCATTTTCTCCTGAAATCTGCTCTACCCATCCAGTGGAAAGTTTAAAGTGTGTTAAATTATCAATTTTTATTGCAGTATTCATTTGATTTGTTCTAGATGACCCAGCAATATTAAAATTAGTTAAACTACTAACACGACCATTACTGTATAAAAATCCTATATCATAATTTCCAACTATTTCGATATTATCACAAAATATAGTATTCCCTTCTAGTTTAATTCCATATGTGTTTGATGTTGTATTTGAATTATTATATAACATATTGATATTTTTAATAGTTGATTTTCCCCAATTATTGCCAACCCCATTAATACCGTATGCTATATTATCAAACCAAATGTTTTCAATTAAATTTCCTCTTAGCGAATTATTGAATTTTATTCCACCTCTATTAATTGAAATATCTTTATTTGCAATTTTTAAGTCTTTTATAATAATTCTACTACTACTAGTAGCAGTTGGATTTGTTTCTATACAAAAAGTATCAACTTCACCTATAAAATTTAAGACACTAGTAGAACCATAGCCCATCAACGTTCTATCGTTAGGAATAATTATTTTTTTGACATTGTATTCTTTAGCACCAATTATTACAATTTTATTGTCATTTATAGCAGTTTGCAATGCGAGTGTCCAATCATCATCATTGACTAAATGTTTGTAATTTTCGATATTAACATATCCAACGTTTTTATTAGTGTTAGTATCCAATTGCGAACTTAAATTTTCTTGATTTTTCTCATTTTCAGTTATTCTATCATTTAATGTTTCATGTGTTCCTCTTGCAAGTTTAACTTCCATATTCGCATTGTCATGATAAACTGATGCATCATCATAACATTGTTTTATTGCATCATGGATTGATTGCCTTACATATTTTCCGAATACAGCAGCTTTTATTTGATTTAAATAATTTTGTATACTCATAAATTACCTCCTTATAATTGAATTCCTGATATATGAATATTAACTCCACTACCTTTTGCTTTTACTGCATTTGTTAATATCACTTTATCTACTATTACCGTTTCTTTAGGTGCTATTTTAAATATAAAAATAACACTATCCAATGATAGTGTTACATCCACTTCTTCTGCTGCTGTGTTGCACATTAATATAGTTTTTACTATAGCACCATTTGAATTTGTATATAATGTTGTTTCCGTATCATTTAATGCTACTGCAGCTATTCTTTTATACTCTTCCATACATTAAACCCCCATATTAACTCTAATTTTTAATTTATCAACCCTTTGATTTGTTACTTCAAGGCTGTCTGTTATTTCATTAGTTACTCTTGCTAATTCTAGGGTTTTATTTATGTTTTCTTGTAAGCTCTGGTTAATATCAATAACTGCTGCATTTAATGCTGCTACTGTTTGGTTAGTTGATGCCAGGACCTCAACTGTATTATTAACAACCTCTACAGTATTATTTAATTCAGTAGATACATTACCAACAACATCTACAGTAGTATTTATTTGACCTCTTACGGTTTCTAATACCTTTGCAGTTTTATTATTATTAAGATTATATTGCTTCATATCTTCAAATTTATCCCCTATCATCAATGACGAACTTTGTGGGTTGTGTATTTGAGTTGTTTTTTCTGTAATCCTTATATATTCATTTATATTCATAATAGGATTAATTACAGGATGTTCATTCCCTACTTTAAAAGAATTAAAGTCAAGTCCAATTATTGATAAGTCTAAAGCTTCTAATTTATGCTTTTTCTTTATCCTATTAATTTCTTTTTGCCTTTCTTTACCCTTAGTAAGTAATATTGATGGTACATTAACATCATCCCATACAATACAATCTTGACTTAATCCAAATTCCGCTATAGCTTCTTGATCATCTATATAGTCCTTGCCATTATTAACACTTTTAATAGTTATTCTTTCGTCACTATCTTCAAGTTTTGCCCCTAAAGGTACTAATCTAGGTATTATTGATGTAGGATCTCTTTCCTGCTCTATAGTTTTAAGGTTTTTACTTAATCTTATTTCAGTTTCTAACTTTTCCCCTATTTTGATTAAATAATCTAAATACCTTTTACCATCTTGCCATCTTACCCTAAGCTCTCCACCTAATCTATCAAGTAACTTATCCTTTATTGCTGCAAATGTTTTTTCATAGTCCAGGAACCTATATAATTTACCTGTTATTTGTACTATACCTAATTCAAACCTTTTATCTGCAGTAACCATACTATTATGATTATCTATAATAACTTTTAAAAAGTCGCTAACGCTTATATCATGGTATTCACCGTACCTGGTTGTACTATCATTAAGGTAACCTAATTCACTTTCACATATTACATTAGTATATAATTTACCACTTGAATCCATTTTAGGAGTAGGTAATAATACTCTACCCCTAAACTCTTTTTCATTGGTTATTTTATTTGTTATTTCTACTGATGTAGTTAATGTGTTTATTTTACTATATCCTATATTGCTTGGATATATTTCAAAGGTAAATGAATCTATAGTATTAATTCCTTGCTTTATAGTTCCAGATGGTAGCCTTGGTGCTTCTGGACTTGGTGAAACTGCATTTATTATAGTTTCTACCCCATCATTTAATATAACTACCTCATACATCTATAACACCTCTCTTTTAAATATAAATTCAATATTACCTGTTCCACGAATAACTATATTGTTTAATCCCTTTTCAAGTATAAACCTCCAATCGGTTGTAACTCCTGTATTAAATTTATAAGTTATTTCGCCTTTTATTACATCAAAGGCTGATGTTGTCTTTACTGTTGGAGTTATTCTTGAAGAACCTAAATTATAAAGCTCTATGCTCTTTTCACCTGCTACAGTAAACTTTGTATCTTGTGCATAATCTAACTCAAAGTTAAAATCATCCCAAATGTCATGCCCTTCATTTCTTGATGAAATTTTATAAGGATACGCATTAAATGTTACTGTTATTTCTCCATTGCTTCCCTCTTCGCTAAAGTCATCATCTTCAACCTCTGCCAGAAAATAAAATCCTGGTATAGTATCATCATATAGAGGTTGTTTACCTCCATCATTTAACCATTCCAGGACTTGCATTTTCTTTATATTCATTGCTATCTTATTTCTTTCATTTAAGTTAAAAGTATATTCTAACTGTCTTTCTGAATAAGTTTGCTCCCCATATAGTAAACTAAAGTCATATGATCCATTCATAAAGGGGACCTCTTCTTTAATTTTATTCTTCTTTGGATTTCCTATTTTTTTAGATTTTATAGTTAACCCAAAATCATCAAAACTATGTTTATTATTTTTTCTAATACCATAAGCCATTATTCAAGAATCAACCCCCTTTCTGCTAGTTTCATTCTTTGACCATCTATTTTATCATTAGTTCCTGCCATTGCTTGCCCTAGTTTTTCTTTATCTACATAGAAAGCCATGTTATTCATTCCTGTTGCTACAATAGCCTGTGTGAATGCTTCAACCATAATACTAAATAGTCTATTATAGTCTACGCTATTATTTCCCATGCCCTCTGCTACTGCAGTTCTTACATAGTCCATTAATGTTTCTATTGGTGCTACTGCTTCTGGTCCTGCTTCTCCTCCTACCATTGCATTAGGTCCATTCATTCCAAATACAGTAGGCTGATGCATTACCCCTCCTTTGGCGTACCATTCAACGCCTACCTTTGGTAATCCTTCATCTAACCATTTCAATGGATTCATTGAACCACTAAAAGTAAAGTGAGGTAACTTAAATACACTTTTAATACTTGACCATATGTTTCCTATTGCATCTGCAGCTTGTCTAAACGGTGCAGTTATACTGTCTACTATTCCGCTTATTTTATTAATCGCCCACTCTATTGGCGACCATATAATCATCTTTATAGCTCCCCATATACCTGTTAGCATTTGAGTTATCCCAGTCCAAACCTGCGACCAATTACCACTAAAAATACCACCAACAAAATTAATAATACCGTCTAGTATTGGTTTTAAAACTGTATTCCATAGCGTTCCTATGAAATTAAATGCTGTCATAACTGCATTTGCTATATCATTAAATGCACCAGAAAAAATAGGTAATAATACACTCTGTACAAATGATCCTATTGCTTCAAATACAGGTTTTAATATGCTAAACCATAAATTACTTAGTGTATCACATAAACCACTAAAAATATTTGCTACTATTGGCCATACATAATTAAATACTTCTGCCACCTTTTGAACTGCTTCAACAAAGAATCCCCATATTGGTTTACCCCAACTTTCCCAGGCGGTAGCTAATGCACTCATTGTAATACTAAATAGATTTTTCAATCCGTCAAAAATTGGACCTAAGTTTTCTATTACAGTTCTTATAACTGATTCTATACTTTGTAAAATAGTTGTACAAAATCCCACAAGGTCAAGTAATGCATTTCCTACGGTTGAATCTCTCCACTCAAAGGCTGCTTTAAAAGCTTCTGCAATACCTTCTCCACCTTTAACTCTTGCTATAATCTCATGTATAGCTGACATTATCTTTCCTATTTCCTCAAATATAGGTAAATCCCCTATTGGTCCCATTATGACCTCTAGCATACTTTTAAATGCTTCTCCATAATCGTCAAATTCATCCATTGAATTATTGAAGGCGTTTTTCATTTCTTCAAACTTTCCTCCAACTAACCCAAAAATTCCATTGGCTACCTCTCCAAAATCTTTAAGTATTCCACCAACCCATTCAACTACATAACCTATTGCATCAAAGGTAGTTTCTAATACTTTTTGGATATATGGCATTTTACTATCTACCCACTTTAATAGATCATTAAGTATAGGTAGGAATTTTTCACCTAAGCTTATCATCATTACATCAAATGTATTCTTTAACTTAGCAAAATTAGCTTTAACATTATCAGTTTGTTTTTTAAATGCTGCATCTGTTGCCCCTACTGCATCTTTCATGGCATTTGTCTTTTCTGTAAAGTTTTCTGCCTGTGCTCCTGTAAGTGCTAATACTGCATTTTTTGCTTCTACTGAACCAAATAGTTCACTAAATGCTATCTCATTTCCACCTACACTATCTTTAAGCTTATCAAGTGTTCCTTGTAGTCCTAAAGATTCAATCATGGCTTGACCATTTTCATAGCCTAACTTTTTTATCTTTCCTGCCATTGCGGTTGTAGGTTGTAACATCCCTTGAATTGTTGCTCTTAACTGTGTAGAAACTTCTGCGGTGTTACCTGTAACCCCTGTTAATGTTGCCATTGCTCCGAATAATTCCTCTTGGCTTACTTTCATTGTTGATGCTAATGGAATTACTTTACCCATACTTGATGCAAGTTCTGGGAATGAAGTTTGCCCCAACTTAACAGTTAAAAACGCCAGGTCGGATGCTTTTTCTGCTGCTGCTGCTGATGTATCACCGTAACCCTTTGTTACTGCAGCTAACAAGTTGACCGAATCTGTAACTGTTGCATTACCTGCCTTTGCTCCTTTACTTGCAGTTTCCAATATTCCCATACTGTCTGCGGTATCTCCAAAGGCTGATATTACCTGGTATAAACCATCTGTTAAAAGGTCTGTTGATGTTCCTGTATCTATTGATAGTTTTTTTACTGTGTCCCCTAGCTCTCCAATACGTTTATTAACATCACCATCTAGTAAAGTTGCTACATTTGACATTTGAGCTTCAAAATCCATTGCGGCTTTTGTTGCTACTACTCCTAACCCTACTGCTGCGGTTCCTGCTGCTGCTGCAACTGCTGCCCCCCACTTTGCGGCAGTTCCAATGCCACTTATTAACTTCTTTCCTAATCCTTCTGCTTTTTCTTCTGTCTTACTTATGTTCTTGTTAGCTTCATCATTTTTTACCATGATGCTCCCAAAAAGCTTAAATACTTCTATTGCCAACTAATCACCTCTTTTCTTATTAGTGATTTTTCTTTCAATTTCTGCAGCTTCTTTGAGAAGTTCTTCTTTGGTTAATTGCTTTTCCTGGACTATGTTCATAGTGAATAACCTTGTTTTATACTCTTCAAAACTTACAAATGTATCTTTGTTCATTCCTCTATAGTCTACAAGCCACCTGTCCCATGCCTTACTTTCTAATTCCTTTTGATAAGCTTTTACTATTAACTCGTAACCTTCATAAAAGCCTAAATTCAAAATATAATCCAGGTTGCTATATCTGCTTAAAAGCAATTCCTCAACCTCTACTAAGTCTATCGAATTGCTAATTTTAAAAAAGTTTTCCACTTCTCCACATCTGCCATATTCATTATCTTTTCAACTAAATCAAATAGAGCCATAGTTGCAACCTCTTCCTTTGTTACTTCTAAAGGTCTACTTAAAAATTCATATAGTGCATTTTCTGAATTAACTTCTGAAAACTTTTCTATTAAAGTAAATATCATGTCTAAACCTACTTTATTTACATCCTCTTCCTCTGTAGCCTTGGATGCTATGCCTTTTATTTCTTCCTTTAATCCAATTTCTTTCACCATTCTTGTAAATGCAAAAACATCACTTGTATTTAACTTTCTCATTTCCGTATTCCTCCTAAAATAAAAAGGAAGGGTTGTCCCTTCCTCATGCTAATCTATTCTTCATCTAAATATTCAATTTCCCATGGCTCATAGCCTTCTGGACTATCTTCTAAATAACATCCTGTAAATGTTAATGCTGCAACAACTTCATCTTTATCTGCTAGTGACCAATCAAAGTTTTCTAGGTTTATTGCATTGTATAATTTAATTACAACGCTTCTTCCCCCCTTTGTCTTTCCTGTCCACTTAACCATATCATTATAATCTGAATCCTCTATTTTACCTTTTCCTGTAACAACAGTTTTTTGTCCTTCTAATGCCTTTGTTGACTTAACTGCTGCATACATCTTAGGTATATTTTCAGTTATTACCTCTAATGCATTAACTGTTAATTTAGGCGTTGACTTATCCTGGTTAATTCTTCCCTTTACAGGACCTCTATCGCCATCTGCCTCAATATTTCTAAATTCCTTTTCTACTACAAATTGACCACCACCACGAGTTAATCCTACTGGTATTTCTCCAATAGAATATACCCCATGACCTAATAATAATCTTTGTGGATTTGGCATATTATCGTCCTCCTATATAGTAATTTTGTATTGTAAATTTTAATTGCCTTCTTCTTATTGTTTCATCTTCATCTGCTATAGATCTTCTATCTTCCAAATAAAAAGTTGGCAATACATTTATATCTGGCTTATTTTCCATGTTTAAAGCTTCTTCAATGTTATCTGCTAGAGTTTCAACTGTTATGCTAGTTTCTCCCTGGTCCCATACATCTATGGTTAAGAAAATATCATCTCTAGGATAATTATTAAGATTAACAGTATCAAAGTTATATACAATATAAGGATATTTCGCTTTATCTGTAGCAGTTTCATAGTAAACTTGATTATTTACTTCTTTTAATAGCTTAGTTACTACTTTTCTAAGTTCTATAGTTTTAGTCGCCATCTGCCCCTCCTGTATATTCCTCTTCTTTTATTAATGCTAATGCTTTTGCTTCATCCTCCAAAGAGCTTAAATACTTTGATTGTATTTCTATTATTTTTGCAATATTACTCTCTGTAGTCTTAGTTAATAATCCTAATTTCTTAGTTTTACTTGTTCCAAACTCCTGGAATCCACCATAAAAGGCATTAGGTTTTATCCCTATTTGTAAGTCTAAATCCTTTTTCCTTACCCAATATTGAGTATATTTCCCTACTCTACCTTTTTTCTTTTTAAATAAGCCATAATAACCACTTCTAAACCTATTACATAAGAATTTACCTGTATCTCTTAAAGCTGCTCTAGTCAATTCATTTAAGGTATATTGAACTCTATCAACATTACTGATAAATTCAACATTTCCCTTTTTGAACTTAACAACACTCTTAGGAATTGCCATTTATATTACCTATACATACAATTTCCATTTTTTCTGATGAAATTTCATAGGTCCTAAGAATTTTATATATTCTTCCTTTGTACCTAATCTTTTTATTATCTTCATATTCAAATGTATTAATTTCAAACTTTAACTCTGGTTTAAAGCCTTGTGCTTGTGCTTGGTAAAATTCACTTTGTGTAATTGATTTTTTATTTGCATATATTTTATTCCAATATGCTTCACCTTTTACTGTATCTCCTATATCATCACTATCTTTATAGGCAACACATTCTAACTCTATAACATCATTCATTGTTATAATCACCTGCCATACTTAAATGCTGCTTTAAAAGGTCATAGCTTTGTAAATACTTTTCTGAATCCTTGTTATCCATATAAAAATGACCTTTGCAATATAAAATTATTGCCCTACTTATCAATGGATCTGCTTCATCAAGTTTCTTAATACCTACTAACTCCATGTCTTTTTTAGCTGCTACAATTAAATCTTGAATATCTTCATCAAATGCATCTGTAGATATTCTTAAATTTCTTTTTACTTTTTCAAAAAACATAGTAAATACCTTCCTTAAAATAAATAGGCAACTATTAATTTAGTTGCCTATCTTGATATTTTACTCTGCATCTTTTTTCTTAACTCTTATGAATCCATTATGTGCTACTACGTTACCACCAACAAATGTAGCTCCTTTATGGCATATCATACCTTGTTTAAATTTATAATCTGTACTTCTTTGAATATCTACATCACTAAATACAGTTAATAAATAGTTTTCCATTGGACCATATGCCATACAATACTTACCTGCTGCAGTAGCTGTATCTGTTAAGCAATTACAAGCACTATTTATTACAAATGGTATATTGTCAATAGTTCCTTTATTTCCTTGGTTTACTATGCTATATACTTTTTTACCTTGCTTATCCTTAACTTGTGCAAATGCTTTAAGGTCTTTCTTATTTAATATAAGAACTGATAAACTTTCAACATTTTCCTCTCCACCATATGAGTAAATTATATTATCTAATGTATCTGCATCAATAGCTGCAATTTCTAAATCTGTTTTAGGATCTATTACTTGGTCTTTTTCTTCTGCAGGATTATAGAATATACCTTTTAATTGGTTTTGACCGCCTTCACCTATTAAAATTTCTTTTGCTAATTTCTTTCTTAATGCTTTATTTGTTCCTGCTACAATTAAATCATCATAATCTGCAGCTGCTAACTTTGTTATTTCTTCTGGTTCTTCTTGATATGCAGTAATCTTAGCTTTTGTAATTGGTGCATATGCCATTACTGTTTCTACTTCGTGATAATCTGAACCTTGGGCAGTATATCCACCTTCTGATTTACCACTTACATTCATTGGCTTTTCATATGGTTGCTCATAGCTTTCTCCACCTGGTAAAAGCTTATTATCTACCATATCAACTATTGAAGATACTTCATTAAATGTTCTATTAATTGTATCTCCTGTATGTTTTGGTACAACTACTTGGCTTGAACCAACTGTAATAGATCTACCTTCCTTTAATGCCTTACCTCTTTTTTCATGGTCCACTTTTTCAGTTTTTCTCTTTTCTGTTCCTGGTGTTAATATATCATTAACAGTTCCTAAGCTTCTTGCTTCAACTTCCCCATTATTAATTCCATTTGCAAGACTTCTTTCCTCAATTAAGCTTAACTTTTCTCTTAACTCTGCTTCTTCTTCATCAAGGTTTCTTAATTCTTCTTTTATTTCATTAAGATTTACTCTATCTGTTCCTGTTAATTGTGCATCAATTTTAGTTCTTCTCTCTGCTATAGCAGCTAGTCTTTCTTTTATTGTCATATTCTAATTACCTCTCTTCATTTTTATTTGATTTGATAATATTAATCTTTCTCTTAGTTCATTTTCTTCTTTGAACTTATCTAATGATCTGCATTGAATTTCACTATCTGAATATGCAGGAAAAACACAAGGACTAACCTCGAATAATTCAACTTCAAGGATAGTCCTTTTATATATTTCTCTACCTTCATATTCAGTTTTTGACCACATATCTTCAATACATCTAAAACCAAAACTCATTCCATCTACATCACCTCTACTAATGGATTCGTAAGCATCATTCCCCCATGTTGTATTAGGTAATGTTATTTCACATCTTAATCCTATTCCATCAACAAACAGGTTTAACGTTCCTGCTACTACACTTCCTAAGACTAAATCTGAATTATGGTTCCAAAGTGCTTTTTGTGACTTTGTTTCTAAGGTTTTATTAAATGCACTATCTGCAATTACTTCAATAAATTCATCTCCCCATCTATCTCTCATTAAATCTGATTGTTGGTTGAACTTATTTACATAACCACCTACAACTCTACTTTCTGAACCTTCTGCGGTTCTAACTTCAAGCCTTTCAACGTGCATACGCCTTACTTCTTTGCCTTCATTAATCCTCTTCTGTGTTATCGTCCTCACCTCCTTTCCCTACCTGGTACTCGTCCGCCTTATTGGCATTAACCATATTAAGGGTTTGAACTCTTCTGCTTCCTTCTTCTCCCCCAATAGGTGCCATATTAAAGATTTCAAGTATCTGGTCTAAACTTGCGGCTCCAATATCAGTCAACAATTTTGCTACTGCTACCTTTGTTGTATTACTAGCATATTGAAGCCTGTTAGCTTCAAATGTTATTAAGTTACCATGTCCAACTTCTCTATCACTAAAAAGCTTTTTACTAAATTCTAAGCTTAATTGTAATGCTATTGGCTCTAATGTATTTTCATAAAAAGCGTTCCACTCTTCTTCTGTAAACTTACTTTGTATAATCTTTTCATTTGTTCCAAAGTATGAATAAATACGCTCTTTACATGAATCCATTTGTAACTTATTAGGTACATAGTTTTCATTCTTAATTTGTTCAAAATCAAAACGTGGATCTACTGCAGCAACTCCACCATCATTATCAATATTTAAATAATTTTCAACGAATTTATTAGTTTGTGCAGTTACATCCTTTTCTTTTAGAATATTTTTAAATTTTAATAGCCCTCTTAAATTAGCAGACCTTTTTACTGCCTTTACAATTCCCTGGTCAACTGTATTAATTACATCCATGGTACTATGCAAGGCTTTGTCATTATCTCCAAATAGGTCATTATTATTAAAGTGTTTTCTTATAATAATTAAATCCTGGAATGGTATAACAACCTTTTGACCTCTTCTAAAAGTAAATCTTACAAATAATCTATTATCTTCTGTTTCTAATAGCTCCATAGTTGATGCAGCTATAGGATAAAGCTCATATCTTTCTCTATTGAAATAAATAAAAGCATTATTCTTTTCTTCTCTATGAGTTATTACCTTGTATAAAAAATCATAGATATTCATATAAGGGTTAGGATACTCTAACATCTTCTTAATTCTCACATCTGGGAACTCTAATAATTTACCATTTGACTTCCTTTGATGTTTTGGATTTAACTTTGCTCCATTACTTGCTACGCTATGAATTGCACTTTTTGCAATGTCAATTTCGTACATATTGCCATTCCAATCACTAAACTTTGAATCAAAGTTATTAATTCCTTTTACCTGGTAATATGTTTTTCCTTCATGTGATTTTTGACTTCCAAATATCCTGTTGATTAATCCCATTCTTATTCTCACCTCCTTTCAAGCTAAATCATGTTAGAATAATCATTCTTATGTCTTTCAAGTGCTACATAAGCGTTTAATAATGCTGCAGTACCATCAATTCTCTTTCTTGACTTAACTTTAATAGGTTGAATATTTCCGTTTTTATCAACATCTACTGATGTATTTGATAAGCACCATTTATCTATTGGATTATTATTATAATTTACATACTTTTTCTTAATATCTGCTTCTAATCTTTGCATTGGTCCCGATAAGGTGTATTTACCTTGTATTACTTTTTCCATACTTTCCTTACCAAAATATCCTGCCATTTCTTCAACCCAATAATCAGCACTCCAACCATCATAGCCAACCCATGGAATATAAATTCCTAATTCATTTTGGACCTCTAAAAACCATTCAGTAACATACTTAGGATGTACCGTATTCCCTGGTGTAGTTCTTAAAAATCCTCTTTCATGCCATATTTTATATGGTATTTTATCATCTGCTTCTCTTTCATTTAATAGATCTTCTGGAAGCCAATACATACTTATTACATAAATATTTAAATCATTAGGTAACATAAAAATAACCTTAGCTGCAGTAAGGTCGGTTGTCTTTGATAAATCCGTACCACCTATACCGTATCTAGGTTTTAATTCCTTAATATTAAAGGTTGCTTCATTATTAAGTTCCTCAAACGTTAGCCATGTTTCTCCTGCGGTTTCTCTTATATTAAAATCCTTGCAACATAAATTTTTTACTAACTTTGGATTTGCTAAAGCTTTCATAACCTTTGTTTTTATCTGGTCTATATTTTTTATTGTTCCTAGTCCTGGATTTGCCTTTTTCCATTTATCTTCTTCCATCCACTCACTTTTTTTATCAAGTTCATAAATTAAAGGTAGGAAATGAGGATCATTGTAACCATCCTCTTGAAAAAATCCATTAATAAGCATTTCAGCTTCTTCGTATTTAGTATCATAAACTGATTCTCTAACAGTTCCTGCAGTAGTAATTATAAAAATCATTGGGTTATCTCTTGAAGAACATCCATCAACTACAACATCATATAAGTTTTGGTCTTTCCAGGCATGAACTTCATCCATTAATGCTCCATGAACATTTAAACCGTCTAAAGTTTCACTATCTGAACCTAAAGGCTTAAAAATTGAATCATTAAAGCTACTCACCATTTCAGCTACTAAAGGCTTAATCCTCTTTAATAATGCAGGTGATTTTTTAACCATTCTCTTAGCTTCTGACCATACTATTTTAGCTTGGTCTTTCTTTGTTGCTACTGCGTAAACTTCTGCCCCTGGTTCCCCATCTGCAACCTGTAGGTATAATCCTACACCAGATGATAATGTTGACTTACCATTTTTTCTACCAACAACTAAAAATACTTCTCTATATTTTCTAGTACCATCTATCTTATGGATAAATCCAAATGCTGCAGCAAGTAAAGCCTTTTGCCATAGTTCTAAAATAACAGGCTTTCCACCCCACTTACCTTTACTGTGTTTACAATAATTTTCTATAAACTCAATAACATGATTAGCTTTCTTTGAACTATATTCATACTCACTATCTTCATCTGATAGGTCATATACTAGCTTTTCATAAACTTTCCTTACCTTCTCCCCTACAACTTCCTCACCATCTATTATTTTCTGGTAGTATTCAATTATTGGGTTATAATCATCTGGATAAATAATTCTTCTTACCTTCTTTTTTATCATTTGCTTTCTACAAATTCCTCAAAGCCATCATCAATAATCTGTTCTTTATTTTTAGGTAATAGATCTAATAGAGTTTTAAAAGATGATGTGTAGTTTTTTACCATTGTATTGTAAATCTCAACTTTTGGACTTTTCTTTGTACCAAATTGATTCTCTCCATTTTGATATTCAGTTATTAATCCTTCCTGGTTAATATCATCCCTAAGTTCTCTTAGCGTAACTGCCATATATGCAACATTATCAATTAATGACTTAACGCCTTTTTTTACCTTAGGTTCTATTTCTTTTAAGAAACCATTAATTCTGTTTATCTCCTGCTTAATCTCTTTTTCTTTTTCCAATTTCTTGGTTAAATTGCTATCATTCGTATTTTTCGCCATGCTCCAAAACTACACCCCCCTTGCAAAATTTCAAATTTGTTCTTCGGCTCTCCCCCTCCCTCGGTCCCACAGGACCGAGGTATAAAAAAAGTATGGGGGGTATTACTCCTCATACTCTCTAAAATAATTCTCTATAATTTTTTTCTGCATATATTTATTTTCTCTTCTACTATCTAGCATTGCCCTTCTTATACATTCTTCTTTATCTGTATCTATATGGACAAGCTCTGCTCTTAATCTTCTTGCTAGATAATCTCTTTCCCTTTTGTTAGGTAGACACGCTACAACCCATGCCTTATTTATATTACCTATTCTTTTCTCTAGTGAATCATACAATGCATCTCTCATTGCATATGCATATGGTTTAAGTCCTTCACTTCCTTGGTAAATATCTTTAAAGCTTATTACTTCTAATAATTTATCAAGGTCTATTACTAAGTCCCCATCCTCCATATTATCTATGACATAGCTTGTCTTTCCTGCTCCTGGTGAACCGTACACAATAGTTACATCTTTACTCTTAACTAAGTTACCATATTCATCAAACGTAACTCCTGCTGCAGTTACCTTAGCTTTCTTCTTATTGTTATTCTTCCTGGCATCTAAGAAGTGACCTTCTTCTCTATCATGGCAATGCTTACAAAGTAATTCCAGATTATCAAAGTTAAGTGTTATGTTAGGATCATTGATGTTCTGTTCTGTAAGTAGTATCTTATGGTGAACTATATTACCAGGCTCTCCACACTTCTCACATATCCTAAACCTTAACCTCCTATAAGCTTCGCTACAATCTAACCATGCCTGTGTATGATAAAACCTTTTAGAAAATTCCTTAGCCATGATCTACCTATTCCACCAGGAAGGTTTACTCTTTTTCTTATCTTCCTGGTTGTTTATCTTTTCTATATATTCTTTCATCTGCTTTTCTTTCCATGGATGAAACTTTAAGTCTATTACATCCATGTGATAAGGTATTACAATGCAATCCTCTCCTGTCTTTTCTCTTATCTTTTGTTCTTGTTCTTCTATGGCCTCTTTCCTTAGGTTTGCTCTAGCCTGTAATATTATCATAAAATCACCCCTTAATTTTGCTTATTTTTAACACGAATTTTATTGTTTTTTAGCCTTTTATCGTTCGTAAAAGTACCTAAATAATACCGTATAATACATAATATCCGTCATTTTATTTTTAAAATCGCTTCTTATATATGCATCATTTTTTTAACAATTAATACCGTTGTACCTCATATACAGGTATTCATAGTCAAAAAATATATTTTAGTAAAGAACTAAATCATTTAATCCCTTACTATATTCTTCTATTGCATCTCTATCTAATCCTAAATATCTTTCAGTAATTAGAGTTGTTGAATGCCCTAAAGCTTGTCTTACTAACTCAATGTTTTTATCACTATCCATATAAAGCTTATATGCATATATCTTCCTTGGTGTATGTGCTGCTATATTATCTAATTTAAAATACTTTCCTGCAGCTCTTAAAATTTTTCCATAACTATCAACTGTAATATAACCGCCTTTTTGACTTGGAAATGCATAGTCATATCCTGGTTTTCCTCTTATGTATTCTTTTAAAATCTTAGCAACATAAGGTTGTAATACTGCAATCCTTGGCTTAGGATTATTTTTTAACCCCCTTGTTCTATGATTTTTTTCTCTTTTCTTTTCCAGGATGCAAAACTCTTTATCTTTTAATGCTTTTTGAATATCTCTTATTTTTAAGTCAACTAAATCCTGTGATCTGTAACCTGTTGTAATTCCAATAATGAAAAGTACATAATCTCTCTCATTATGAAATTTTAAATATTCTTGCATATCCTGGATTGTTCTTTTGTCTTTAATAGGCTTAGATGGTCTCTTTCTTGACAAATCATCTCACCTGCCTAATAGCTCCACCAGCTCCTCTTTTATAAGAACTATGTCCCATCAACTCTTTAATTTCTTTTTTAGTTAGTTTTTTAGGCTTTTTATTAGAGTGCTTCTTAACTAACTTTCTATAATGATCTGGTTGAGCTTCTTTTAATATTTCTCTTATTGTCACAATACACTCACCTCTTTTTCAATAAAAAAAGCACTTAGAACTTCTCTAAGCGCTTTCCATATTTTCTATAATACTAGGATATCATGTATTTTGAGAAATTTGTGAGAAATTTTCCGGAAATTTTATGGAAATTTCTAAGAAACTTTATGGAAATTTTCACTCTTATTATAAATTGAATTATATATTTCTTCTTCACCTTGTCTTACTAAATTATCTATTTGTCTCCTACATCTATCAAGCCTTTTAGCAGCTTGTGTTTTACTCATTTTATTTATATATATACATATAATAGCTTCTTTAGCTTTTAAAGTTTTAATTAAATTTAGCCAATTATCAACTCTCTTATTTACCGTTTCATAATAAGCTATTCTTGATTTTAAGCTATTTT